TAACAATACATATTATCAAAGCCAGTTTGTGGTCCAGCCGCCTTATTCTGCTGTTTTTCTGCCTCTGCTGCCAGTTCCTCAAGATTTGTACCTATCTCATCAAATCGGTCTCCAAAATCATTCTCAAACAAACTATCCATATAATTTTTGACAAGGATATGCCATTCGTTTTCTGTAGGCAGTATCACTTTTCCGTTTGGAGCAGCTCTTACTTCAAAGTTAATCTGATTGGTTTTTATTATTTCTTTGACATTCACAAGTGCAACTGCAAGATATAATGGACCACTGGATTCGAAGGCTTCAAGCGGTATTAGATATTTTTCGTTTTCTATTGGCAGTATAATCTTGCAGTATACTCCATTTAAATAATATCCACAGTGGACTTCTTTTATATAGTTGCTGTACGATGAATCATTTTCCAAAACAACTGGAATATTTGCACTGCCCTGTGCCGGTATTTCTATAGTGTCACTGCTTATCGTGGCTTCCTTTCTTTTTATCTTTATTTCCAAGATTATCCACCTCCAAACTTCTCATTTTTACTAATTCCGATTCTAAAAGTTCTATTTTTTTATCAAGTTTCTGTACCTTCTGAATGCACGCCATTGCTAATGCATTATAATCTATAGACAAATAACCATCCTTATCTTTTGTAATCAGGTACTCAGCAAATCTGCTGTCTTTCAAATCATCTGCGATTACACCAACAACATTATTTCTTTTTCCTATATAATCAAAGCTTTTTATTTTTATTTCATCAACAAGGGCGGATATATCTATATCATCGATATTTTTCTTTAAACGTATGTCGGATCCGACATTTATTGGAACTGATGAAGAAATACTCGAACCACTAAGGAAAATATGATTTGAAGCCAACAGCTGAATATTAGTTCCGTCTACAGAAGTAGTAGGAGGATTTGAAGATAAAAATCTAAGCACTGTATTTCCACCCATTATTGCAGCATAATCACCGTTGCCGGCAAAATATATATTTCTTCCTATCGTAATATCCTTATTTGTAGATATACTGCTTCCGTTTATTTCTCCGCCTTCGATTTTCGAACCTTTTACGGTACCTGAAAACTCAGCATCAGTTGCTTTCATATATCTTGTTACAAGCTCTCCTCTATCCATATCCCAGTAACTGTTGCCCTTCCTGTCACTTAGAATACCAGTAATTATGTAGTCAGCAACTATACTTTCAAAGTTTATAGCCGTTCCCCATTTCCAGTCAGTATCAGTCTCGTTTCTCTTTTTTGATATTTGAATTCCCTGAGTCCCTATGCAGAGTGCCCCAAAAGTTAAGCTTTCTTCATCTAAGTCCTCGAACAGAATTGCTCTTACATCCTGCCTTTTTGCAATGTCTTTCTGCGCTCTTAGTGATGTATTAAGCAAATCTATTACACCTTTTATCTTTTCTGCTATAACTGTACCTCCGGGACTTATCGCATTTGTAACAGAAGAAATAATGGACGTTGTATCATTAATATAGCTTGATTCATAATCTCCCAGCGTCAGACCTTCTACTTTTTCGGTTATACAGTCATAGGTCATTTTAATCACTCTTGCATTCGTAACGACACCAAGTTTTCGATGTTTCACATGAACGTTATCACCCAATACCACTTTCAATAGTCCAATATACTCTTTATATTCATCAGTTCTTGAGAGATCTATCATACTAACATTGTAGGCAATCTTCGGAAGGTCAATGCCCGCTTCATACTCTTCTGCAGCTCTTTCTCTCAGTGCTGAATATAGTTCTTCCAGTGTATCGCATACCGTAACACCATTTAACTCATCACCTTCCTGAACATCGGCAGATAATTTAATATCAGGATATTCAATTATTCGTTTGTATTTTTTCTGATAGTTATTTAGGAGTGGACTGTTTATGCTTTCGTTATCTGGAAGCATATATCCGTTGTACGCTTTAGGAAATATCATCGTAACTACTTCGCTCATATCTACTTTCTCTTCTACACCGGTAAGATTGAAACCAAACTCAGCACGCAGACCATTATCACTTCCAATTCTTTCGTTTATGTAGATATCAAAATTATCAAAATAAATTTCCCCTCCCCATCTGTTAAGAAATGAGTTCTTATCATCACTCATTAGACATTCAACAGCATTTTTCTGCTGCCAGTATGCAGTTGAAACTAGTTTTATATCTGAATGGCCATGATACTTCCCCTCAGGATCGAATATAGAATCCATAGCTCCCTGCCCATCAGCCTTTGTCGGTCTTGTATCCCACACCATTACTTCATCTTTTGCATCCATGAATACAGGTCTTGCAGATGCTGTAATACTGTCATCATCTTTCTGCACATTATAGATACGGTAAAGCTGTTTTCCATATGGTGTAGGTACTTTTATCACTGCTTCATATACAAGTATCTCTTTATTTTTTTCAGATGGTGCAGTTAGTTCAAGCTCCCATGCACTGTTCATCTCAAACTCAATTTCGCAGCTTTCTGCTTCAATGACCGCATCACCATTCATATCATAGTTTTCATTTTCAGGGCTGTAAACCTGTATCATTATAAGTACCTCCAGTTTGGTATTATTTTAAGCTCAAATCCTTCTGTTATTGTAATACTGTTTTTTCCTTCTACAAGCATAAGAGCATCATAATCAGCATTGATAGCACTGTTTTGTAAAGTGCCGTCTTCCCGGTATGATACCTTTAAAACAGTATCTATTGTAAGATTTTGACCGACATTGCATTTACACTCATTCCCGTTAACATTTAAAATACATGTTCCTTCACCTTTTAAGATATATACAGGTTCGGCTTCGTCATGGCGGTTTAAAAGAATATCCTCTATATCGTATTCTTTTAAACCTGTCTTAAGATAAGCATATACATCGCATGTGACGGTAACTGTAAACTCTCCGCTCTCTATCACTCTGCGTTCATTTGAACTGAGTTCTATTCTTTTTATACGGTAGTAAATATCAGGGCAGTCACTGAACGATAGTCTTTTATGTCCGCTTTTAAACAGCCATCTTTTAACCTCGTGCCATTTAATACCCCACTGGTATTCAGAAGATATATAGTTCATTTCGATTTCAAACTGTATATCTTCATATGTGCCCATGTCTTCATAAAGTTTCCCGTTTCTGCCCGGAATACTGTATTCTTTGTAGTTTTTAACCGGAGCTGGAAACTCCGGTCGTTTTGTTACAGCAAGTCCCATCTGAACTGATGTAACATCATCCAGTGAAATATAGTACATATCTATACCCCCTTAAATACCAGTTTAGAATGCTGTAGCTTTGTCATCCTGCGTTCAATATTCTGATAGATTGGCTTACCATCAAGTGGAACAGTATTATGGATTTCTATTACTGCCTTACTATCCATAGATAGAGCCCTTGATACTGTTGCATTAACATCTGGTGTAAATGACGATGTCATTTCTCTCTGCAGCTGACTAAGAGGCTTTAATGCAAGTTCGCTGTTTTCTTCAATACCAACACCGATACCGGCAGCAAGGTTTTTACCGATAAGATCACGCATAAGTCTAGACGGTGAATGTATTCCAAATGCACTCATAAGACCGCCCAAAAAGCCATCTGCAAAACTAAATATCTTATCCTTGAGCCAGTTTCCCATTCCTGTTATTCCATTCCAGATTCCCTCAACAATATTTTTTCCGATATCAAGCATTTTACCAGGAAGTGAACTAACACCTTCAACTACTGCACTGACAAGTTTTCCTGCGGCGTCTTTTCCTTTGTTCCAAAGTTCCAGTCCCCATTGAACAATTTTATTTGCTGCATTCGACAACCAGTTCCACATTTTTTCTGGAAGCTGACTGAAATAGTTGATTATACCGTCTACTGTCTTACTTATCCACTCAACGGCACTGTTGTATGTATTAGTTCCCCATTGAATTACGTTATTCCATGCATTTACAAGCCATTCCCATATTTTTCCGGGTAGCTGTGAGAACCAGGTTACTATGCCGTTTATAAATTGAGGAACTGTTACTGTCATAAAGTTTGAAAGGTTAATTCCCCACTGAACGATATGACCTACTATCTGTCCAACAGCAAATCCAATTTTATAAGGCAGTTCATTGAACCAGGTAACTATTCCATTAACAAACTCTCCAATTCTTTCCGGGATAGACTGAAAGAACGCGACGAATTCTTCTATTTTCTGCGGTATTGTCTCAGTAAAAAAAAGAGCTATACTGTCGACAAGCCCCTGAAAAAAGTTTACAACAGATTTTATTACCCCATTGACCGCATCTCTAAACCATTCACATTTTGTATAGAGCAGAACAACAACTGCAATAATTGCTGTTATCGCTGCAATTACAGGATGTGCTGTTATTGCACTAAAAGCACCCGAAACTGCTTTTCCTATACTGCCAAAAGCACTTTTGATTATCCCTGATGCTTTGGTAAACGACGGTCCGAGCTTTGTACCAAGATTGATTATATTCGATATTCCCTGAGCAGTTTTTCCAGCAATTATAAGGACTGGTGCGAGTGCAGCCACAATCAAACCTACTACTGTTATAACTTTTTGAGTAGCCGGAGACAAAGCAGAAAATTTGTTCACAAGCTCTGTTATAACTTTTGCAACATCAGAAACTATCGGGGCAAGTGTTCCACCTATTGCAATTGCAGCCGTCTCGATAGAGCCTTTCATTTCCTCGATTGCACGGGAATACTCACTCATTTGAGAATCAGCAAGTCTGGAAGCTGCCTCCTGATCATTTGTTGCATCAGTATATTTTTTAAGTCCTTCTGCACCGCTGTTCATTAAAACGGTAGCAGCACGCATCGCATCACTGCCGAAAATAGTTTGCAGTGCAGCATCACGTGTTGCTGCATCAAGCCCGCCTAGTTTATTTTGAAGTTCTTGAGCAATTTCAGTAGCTCCTAGCATTTCTCCACTTGAATCTCTCGTTTTGATTCCCAGCTGTTCAATCTTTTCTGCCGCTTTGTCTGAACTAGGAGCAGCAAGCCTTTGAAGCATAGTCTTTAATGACGTACCTGCATCTGAACCTACAATACCGGCATCAGCAAATTTTCCAAGTACTGCTGTTGTTTCCTGAATGGACCATCCGGCATTGTTTGCCTGAGCAGAGCATTGAGCAAGACCTTGAGTAAGCGGCTCAACGTCAGTTGATGAGGCTGCCGCAGCACCAGCAAGTGCATTTACAGCTACTGATACATCTTCGGCGGTTAATCCAAAAGCCCCCATAGCCTGTACCACAACATTCGCTGAATTGGCAAGATCCATTTGTGATGATGCTGCAAGATCCATTGTAGCAACCAGCGCTCCGCCTTTTATATCAGCTGCACTCAACCCGCCTTTTGCAAGTTCTGTCATTGCCTGACCGGCTTCACTGGCTGAAAAGATAGTATCCTGTCCTACCTGAATTGCAAGTTCGCGCAAATCATTCATCTTTCCAACAGGAATATCTAAAGCCCCTGCTGCCTGAGACATAGCATCTTCGAAATTTATTGCAACTTTTGTAGCTGCACCACCGACACCGGCAAGACCTATGCTGAGCGGTGTTAGTTTCTTTCCAGCATTTTCGAGGTTAGTTCCCATTTTTTCAGCTTTGATTCCAAAAGCCTGTACCTTTTCACTAAATACATTTTGCTGTTCACTAAGTCTTTTTATAGTCTGTTCAGTATTTTTGATCTGTCTTTCCAGCTCTATGTATTCAGCACTGTCAATGTTCTTGCCACTGTCTATAAACTGCTGCTGTGCTTCTTTTAGCATATTGAGTTTTTCTTTATTTTTGTCGACAGCTTCACCTAATACCCTTTGTTTCTTGGCAAGTAATTCGATATTTGTAGGATCTACTTTTAGAGCCTGATTTACTGCTTTAAGTTTTCCCTGTAATTCATATGCTTCGGTATTTGGTTTTTTTAATGCTTTTGAAAGTGCGGTAGTATCACCGCCGATTTCAAGTGTAATACCTTGTAATTTACTTTTGGCCATAACTTCCTCCTTTCATTAAAATCTGTCAAAGTCACGCTGAGTTGCCTGACGTACCTTTCTAGAATCAGATTGATCTGCATCATTTACATTATTAAAAGTGATGATGATATCCAAAAGTTCACCAACATCACTTCTATATATGTCGTATGTACTTAGTCCTATTCTCAGGCATGCAATCATCAGTTTTTGAAACGTTACCGGTTCTTCTTTTTCATTCGATTGTTTTTTTTTGGTTTTACAGTTGGAGTATTTGAATCGCTTAAAAGTTCCTGAATGTCTTCATAAGACGAAATAACCGCAAATGGACTTTTAAACTGTTCAAGCCATTCAGAAACAGGTTCGATTTTTGGATTCGCCTTATAAGCAAGTACCCACGCAATATTTTCTAAAATTTCTGCAACTTCAATATCATCAAACTTTTGATTTTTAAATGCTGTTTCCATTTTGAGAATGTCCGTAAGCATATCTCTCTTAAAAAAATGGCGATACTCTCTTAAAGTACCGCCATTTGACATCATGGGAATCTGTTTATCTTCAATTTTTATTACTTTATACATCTCTTTTTATTCTCCTTTCGTTGGAACAGTTGGAGCAGTTGTAAAAAAGGCAGCATATTTTTCTGAAGATACTGGAACTCTGGATTTTACGATATTACCAAACTCTGTTACCAGCGGAACTGATATAAACGGAATTGTGGTCGTATTTGGCTCAAGTGTATCCTCTTTTGTATTTCCTTCAATCGAAGGTCTGCTAAAAGTTGTATTGTAAATAATATATTTTGTTGCGTTTTTATCTCCTTCAAACTGGAACATGAAATATGCTAATTTCTGTACCGGGTTTGAAATTTCCACAACCAGCCCTTCCTGCGAAGCTACAGCACCAAGATATTCCGTTTCAAACCAGTCTGGAACTTCTGCCATTTCCAGCTCTCCAGTATAACCGTTATTTGTATTAGTAACATAATATGCTATATTATCAGCGTAGAATGTATTTGTTTCACCTTCTGCATCCATTGTAAGGTTTACTGCTCCGGGATATTTTTTTGGGATACTGAACGATGGAGTACCATCACTTAAAGTTACTGTACCTACATGGACGTTTGACAGTCCAAATCTTACTTTGTTTTCTTCAGACATCTATTTTCCTCCTATTTTTTTTATTGTTCTTTTTAACAGTTCTTTATTTATATAATCATCGCCGTATTTGAAGTGCGGCTGCGGGTCAGTTCTTCCGCCCTTTGTCAGTGCATGACCGTTTTCTAGCAGATGAGTAAGCCGATATTCGTCACCACTGGCATATATAACATTTTTCTTTTCAGTAACACTTTCATACATTGTACGTGTTTTTAATGAGCGTTTATATTTTCCTTTTCTCTTGATTTTTCTTTTATCAGTTGGAGCATGATCCTTAACTATTTTCAATGCCTCATCGGAAATTTCATCTACAGCACTTTTTGCTGCGGTGGTCACTTCATCACTGTATGTCTCAAGACAGTTCATGATTGCTTTTTCAAGCTGACTGACTTTGATTTTTTTAGCCATATAGACTATAGACTGTCATCATTACCTTTTCTTCATCGAGCCATGACTGTGATGATTTATTCCAGATGATACCGCAGTTATCGAAGTATGATTCCAGTTTTTCTTCCTCCACAAGAGTATTTTCCCTTGTGTATAATTCCAGTTGAACATTTTTAGTACTGTAATAAACTTTATTGTCTGCATTGAAATTATCACTATCAGGTACGAGATATACCATAAACGGAGGTGCTACCTCTTTGCTGAAATGACTGAATCTGCACTGAAC